GGTTTAGTATCATCAACATCTGCCGATAAAATAATTCCACCCTCTGTAGTTGTTTCTTTTTTCTCTTTGCCTTTTAGTTCTGCAATGAGTAAATTATCACGTGTACATTCTATCATTAATCTATTCCTTTGGAACTATAAACCTTTTTATCTTTAGAGGCTTTCTTCTTCCATTTGTCGACAGCTTTATTAACTTGACCTTGCTGTCCGGTCTTTGCTGAATTCATCTCTCTACCAAAATTGGTTTGAGGGTTTTGTTCACCTATCTTCTGTAAAACTTCTTTGAAGCCATCATCGATCTTACGCAGACCATCAACCCCACCTACGATCATCGGAGCACCAACCTTTTGCTTTATGTTAGGATTATCTTTTAAGAATACCTCACGCTCAGACAGCTTGAGTAACAACTCAAACTCCTCACCGGTTTCAGTGTTATAGAAATCGTATAGCGGCATTAGCTATTTGCTGGATCCATTAAAAAGTCATCGTATGCTTGTTTAACTATTTTCTTAGAGACGCCTTTGATTTTTCTATCTTTAGCTTCAATAAGAAGAGCTGAATCATCTGGATCCAACTGCTCTAGTATCTCAATGAAGAGCTGTTCTCTTCTTCCTTGAGTCAGCTGACTCTTACCTTCCAAAAAGATATACATTCTTCTCATCTCAGAATAAAACATTCCTTGATTATCAAATGACTTGTCTAATGGTTTGTAAGGGGGATTTCCTTCAGGCAATGCCCAAGTTAATCTGTTATCATACGTAAGCTCTAAGATTCCTCTTAGCTCTCTATTATCTTCTCTTTGCAATATTCTTATTTTCTCGCCAACAGACTTTGCATCTTTGACTTCTTTAATTATTTCGCCTATTCCTTTTTTCATATTAAAACTCACTTATATTTTCTATGAGGTTATTTAGCTTCTTTTTTACAAAGTAGTTAAACAGTTTGCCTCTATCTTTATCTTGACTGTCAAATTGATCCATGACCTCTCTTCTAATCTCAGATGGTGTAAACTGTAAATCAATCAAAGCTCTATTCCTTTGGAATGCTAATGACCACTCAATACTAGAATCTAATCCATGAGTACCAAGTTTATCTACTGTCTCCTTAATTTTTGCTAATGTAGTTGCTCTCATAGGCTTCTGTCTACCACCTGTAACAAATACATCATCACTAGATAGACAATTAGGAATTCCATCACCCCTATCACCTTTTGCAATATGTTCTATTAAGTAATCTTCTGGATTCTTATTTTGAATCTTTCTTTTTCTTACTGGATCATACTGATCTACATTAACAAATCTTTGAAGTTGGACAAAGTCTTTATCGCCAGAAAGAACTAAGATAGGTTCACCTTCACCTAATTGTTTTCCAAACTCATGACACAGTGTGCCAATAATATCATCAGCCTCTGCTGTGCTTACTTGGATAACTTTATAAGGAAAGAACTCTTTTAGTTCATCTCTAACATTATTAAGACAATTAAAAATATGAGGCCAATCGTAATCAGAAGTATCTCTAGCCTTCTTACGATGTGCTTTATAATATGGAAAAAGTTTCTTTCTCCAGTTATTAGTGTCATCACAGCATATAACTAACTCGCCATATTTCTTGTTAAACTTAACTCTATTAGCTCTAAGAGAATTAAGTACCATATGTCGGAGTAGATCCTCGCTGACATCTACATCACCACGACCGTGGATCTGTGCCATTAAGTTGCTGATCATTACCTGATTGAGGTCGACCAATATCATAATTTATCTCCAAATCAAAACAACATTATACTATATTTTGTATTAAGAGTCAACAGATCGGTTCAGATAATCTTTCCAGTGATTGATAAATATTGCGCTATCTTCAATATTAATTAGTTTGTTTGTGACCTTTTGCAATGGGTGGTCAAGGTCGCTTGCTTTCATTAAGCAAGACTTTATAGCTTCACATACCATTAACATCTCTCTATCGATGTTATTTTTATTACCATTTAGATCAATGCCTCTAGCTTGGATATCATCAAACAATTGATATGTTAACTCTATAGCTGTATTGAGACAAAGTTCGAACTGATATCTTTTAATGTTATCTTGTCTTTCTTTTTCGCTCTTTACAAACTCTTCATTTATCCCATTGAGAGGGAATTGGATTACATCGCCCATATTATTATTTAGCTTTCTTTTCTCGAGCTATACGCATACGTTCTACAAAAGCTGCTTTTTGAGCTTCCGTCATAGTACGCTTCTTTTTCTTAGGCTTAGCTTTTTCTTTAGATGTAGACTTGACTAATATAGTTCCTCTTTCAGTATAGTTTAATGCAGGCATACCATATGATTCACGTTCCTCATTCTCAAGCTCTGGTGTCCATACTTGCATATAATCATTATAGAATACGCCAAGCTCTCTTTTAGGTTTACCGTTCTCATAATATGCCATAGCAATACAATACTTAGAAACCTTTCTTTCCATATCGCCACCAGCAAAGATGCTAGAGTAAGATCCCGTCCTTAGATAATTTTCTAATTGACCAACATAGCTCTTCCAAGTTTCTTTCTTAGCCAATGCACCATTTGTTCCAGCCATGTGTGATCTATGTTCAGCAGCAACATGTTGCTTTGCTTCTTTGATCCAAGCTCTAACATTTTTCATACTGAAGTCATCTTCATCTGGCAATGCTACTACTTCTTTATTGTATTGAGCATATGCAGGAGGATTTTTTGCAAATCTTTTTTCTCTTGCAGCTGCAAGTCTGTCAGCCGCTGCTTGTTTTTGATCTTTATTCATAGTCTAAGCTCTCCAATATTTCCATTTGATTGTATGTAGCATCTTTGTAATTTATCTTTCCTCTCTCTTTATGATGCTCAATAGTCTGTTTGCCAGGAAAGTAACATTGGGTAATAGGAGCATTTTGTACACCGAGCTTACCCAATAATAGTTCTGTAAAGTTTGTCATGTCAGTGGAAGAATTTACAATCTCACCCAATGTATTATTCATTTTTAGAGTAGGCCATAGTACATTTGCTTTTGGTCTCCTAGGATTCAACTTAGAGGCCCAATATCTAACAACCCCAGTATGAATCTCAGCTAATGGTCCTGCATCAACAGTATTCTTAAACTCGTACCACTCTCTCATTAAAAATTTAGCAAAGTCTTGGTTCATGTATATACATTCTGCAGCAATTCCTGGACACCATACATCCCAGTCCTTCCAGTTTTCTATCATTGCATTTAACTTGTCTGGATTTCTAACAAATGAATCGTGTTCTAATATAATAATGTTCTCACCAGTCTCAGCAATATGCTTCCACCAATGAAGCATAGATGTAAAGCAAGCCTTCTCAGTTGTAGATATTTTATGTCTTACATCCTTATACTTAGATGCACTACTATATGATCCCCAAGGTATATTAAGTGGATTGCCAATGATTGTTTCTGGTGTATAACATTGCCATCTTTCTACTTGGACGTTCTTAATAGGTTCCCAGGTCTCCATAGCTACTTTTGAGTATGCCATTGAAATGGGATTACTATAGTCACAAATCATTACCGCTCTAAATTTCATTTTTGCATTATCCTATAAATCAATTTTAAAATCAACTATCAATATTTTTGTATTTATTTTATTTAGCCGTTGACTTTATATATACTAGTGTATATACTCTACTCCTGTGAGTAGGGCAGGATAAAGGCAGCTATGGAATACGTACCGTTAGATGAAACATTAATTAACTCGGAGACTTGTATTCGCTGCGGGCACTGTTGTAAGTGGACCACTAGTACTCAGATGGGCAACGATAATAAAAAAGCGTGGGTGGCTACTACTATAGAGGACAATGACCTTGTTACAATGATAGATCATAATCCTGTAAAGGTCAATGGAGCTAGAAGAAATCCATTTGAGCTCGAAATAAAATGTAGCAAGCTCATAGTCGATAAAAAGGAAGACACATATAAGTGTGGAGTGTACCTAGATCGACCTAAAGTGTGTAGCGACTATAATTGTTTTCAGATGGCTAATAAGTTAAAAAGAAGACCACAGAATTTTAAATCAATAAAGGAGATTATAAAAAGGGTTCATAATGTTGATGTAGAATGGGGCGGTGAGTTAACTACTAGTCCTTATAAGAATAGAATTAAAAATATGATAGACGTGGTAGAAGTAAAGTAATGGCATACGTAGTAGGAGATGGTTGTATAGGATGTAAGCACACTACATGCGTTGAGGTATGTCCCGTTGATGCATTTAGAGAGGGAGCTAATTTTTTAGTCATTGATCCAGACGAATGTATTGATTGTGATCTATGTGTACCCGAATGTCCGGAAGAAGCAATCTTCCCCGATGACGAAGTACCTGACAATCAAATATCATTTATAGAACTCAATGCTGAGCTATCTCAAATATGGCCAGTAATAGATTCACCTAAAGAACCATTGATGGATGGATCTAAGGAGATAGTAAGATGAATATAATATCCAAGCTACTGTTAGGTGTTGGCAGCAAAGAGCTGGACGATATACAAATAACACCATTCAAGATTTTTAAAATAGCTATAGTATTAGGATTGACATTTTTTGGTGCTATCGGACTACTAATATTTTTTGCGTCAAAATTAATTTAACAAAAGCGTTGACTTCAAATAAACCATTTAGTATAATGGATGCATAATTTGACAAAAGGAGAAAAATTATGGCACATATGGTAGAAACAATGGCTTACGCAGGGGAACTTCCTTGGCATGGTCTTGGTACTAAAGTAGACGAGAATATCGGAGTTGACGGTATGCTCAAAGAAGCTGGATTAGATTGGAGGGTAGCGAAAGTTCCTTCATTTGCATCATTTAATGGTCAAGAAATCTATTCAGGACACGACATGTTAATTAGGGAGTCTGATGGACAACCTTTAGACATGGTTAAAGAGAACTGGGTTCCAGTTCAAAATGCTGACGCTTTTGAATTCTTTAGAGAGTTTGTTGAAGCAGGCGACATGGAGATGCACACAGCTGGATCTCTTCAAGATGGTAAAAGAGTTTGGTGCTTAGCTAAAGTAAAAGACGACTTTACTATTAATGGTAAGGACTTAGTAGAATCATATCTACTATTGACTAACCCTCACATGTATGGACGAGCAGTTGATATTAGGTTCACTCCTATTAGAGTTGTTTGTAATAATACATTAACACTTTCTTTAGCTCAGAAAGGAGACTATCAAGTTTCAATGAGTCACAAGAAAGCATTTGATGCTCAAGAAGCTAAAGAGCTTTTAGGTATTGCAAAAGGTAAGATGGAAACGTACAAAGATATGGCTACATTCTTATCCGGTAAAAGATACGGTCAAGATGACTTACAAGCATACTTTGCTACAGTGTTCCCTAACCAGAACCCTAAGCTAAGAGGTGTTGGTTTTGATCCTACTTCTACTGAGGACTTTAAGAAGTTCGCATCTAAGAATGCTAAATCAGCAATGGACATTGTAAGAACTCAGCCTGGTGCTCAGTTTGCAGAAGGTTCATACTGGCAAGCATTTAATGCAGTCACATATATGACTGACCATGTTCTTGGAAGAGAGAACGATACGAGACTAGCTTCTAGCTGGTACGGTGTTAACAAGACTAAAAAAGTTAATGCCTTAGAGACTGCTCTTAAGTTTGCGGAAGCGGCTTAAGTAGTTTCAAACGAACTAAGGGCCTCTCGGCCCTTTTTTCGTTGACTTAAATATAAATATACATTATAATATACATTAGAATATGGATTACAAAGTACTTAACATTATTACCGAACAAGATCGTATCGATTTAATTAAATTGTACAATAGTATACCATCAACAAAAGCAGTGCAAGATTATAATTTGTTCACTGTAGATAAAAGAAGAATACAGTCAGATAATTTTAAGATTGACGCCTTTAAAAAGTTAGACGAGTATGCTAATAGACCTACATACAGTCACTACTTTGTAATGTATGAGGAAGGATCTTTTACAAGAATGCATACTGACAATGATGATGATATCTCACTTACAATTGTAACACTGTTAGATAGTCAAGATCTTGTGGGTGGAGAGACCATTGTACATCTTCCAGCAG